TAATCAGGGTGATTTATTTATTCAGAGTGATACAATTATTCGTATTACAAACTCAGCGGCTTCGGAAACGGCGGCAAAGTTTTTTGTTGATGGTGCGGTAGAACTTTACCATGACAACAGTAAGAAACTAGCCACAACATCCACAGGCGTATCAGTAACAGGCAATGTAATTGCATCAGGCACAGTAGAACCTGCAGGAGACACTGCAGCAGGTGATAATGCAGCAGTAGGCTACACAGCAGCAGAAGGTCTGATCCTGACAGGTCAGGGTTCTACCTCAGATATTACATTTAAAAACGATGCAGATGCCACAGTGTTTAGTATACCTACAGGCACTGATGATATTAAGTTTCCTGATGGTGCTAAGGCTGTGTTTGGCGATGGGTCTGACCTTGAAATTTCTCATAACGGTAGCGTTTCAGTTATAAAAGATGTTGGAACTGGTGGCTTAACTTTAAGTTCAAACGGGTATGCAGTTCTTTGCTATGATAATGCGAACTCAAACAATATGGCTGAGTTTATTACGGGCGCTGGGACTAAACTGTATTACAATGGGAATTTAAAACTTGAAGTAAAAAACGCAAGCGTAGCCATTACAGGCGCAGTAAAGCCTACCACTTATCAAGAGACATATGTGGCGTCGAGTGCTGCATCCACAGTTACACTTAACCTAGCAACTGCCACGTCTTTTTCTTTGACGATGGATCAAGCTACTACATTTGCATTTAGCAATCCTCCCGGTTCTGGAACAGCCTTTAGCTTTACTCTGTTTCTAACGCAGCACAGTTCAGCCGTTGCAATAACATGGCCCAACACAGTCGATTGGGCTGGGGGTAGTGCGCCTGATGCAGCGTTAGCTAACGAGGTACAAGCATACGCCTTCTTCACCCGCGATGGCGGCACTACATACTATGGCTTCTTAGGAGGAACAGCCATTGCCTAGATCATTTGACAGTGTTTTTTACGGCGCGGCTGGTACACCTACAGGTCCATCTGACGATGAGTTCAACCGTGTTAGTTTTCTGTCTCACTTTGAGGGCAGTAACAACGGTGTAAACAATGCGTTTGATGATGGCTCTGCATCTAATCACACCATCACTGCCAACGGCAATGTAACCCAAGGTTCCTTTGGGCCATTTGCTCGGCCTGATGGTGAGTGGGGTGTGTCGTTTGATGGTGATGATTATTTAAGTGTTGCTGAAACTGGTGCGGATGAATTTACATTTGGTACAGGTGATTTCACTATTGAGGGCTGGATAAACAATCAAGCAGTGGATGGTAGTAGGACAATAGTTTCAACTGCCCAAGGTAATGATTTTCAAGGCATTTGGTTTGGTATTAACGGGGGCAACTATTATTATATTTATAACAATAGTGGAGGTTGGTCGGTTATTGTTGATGCAGGTACACCCGTTGTAAATGCTTGGACGCATTTTGCTCTGGTCCGCAACGGAACCTCAAACGTAGTTTATATAAATGGCACATCTATTGGGTCTACAACGGAAACTGCCCGTGATTTAACAAATACTAATAATCTTATTGCCATAGGCGGTCGTGCAACTGCTAGTCAATATACTATCTCAACTATGAGTAATGTGAGAGTGGTCAAAGGCACGGCAGTTTATACAGGTAATTTTACCCCATCAACAAGCAAGCTAACGGCTATTACAAACACCAAACTACTGACCTGCCAATCAAATAGGTTTGTTGATAACTCAGCTAGTCCACTTACTATTACACCTGTAGGCAATCCAGCAGTCACAGCATTTGGCCCATTCCTGACTAGCAGTGTGTATGACCCTGCAGTAAACGGGGCGAGCCTTTTTAATTTTGCTGCTAGTGATTATTTAAGTTTTGGAAACATTGGTTTAGATGGGCATAGTGGAGACTTCTCTATTGAAGGATGGATATATCCTACTGCTTTTGTTGCTTCTTCTAATCCTTTGTATACTCAAGGTTCGGATGGTGGAGTTAGTGACTTATTAGAAATATCCCTTAATTCTTCTGGGCAACCTCACGCATTTATTAATCAAGGCAGTATTACACTGCAGTCTACATTTGTATGTCCTTTAAACGCTTGGACTTTTCTTCAGCTAAAACGAACAAGTGGCACTTTAGCTATTTTTACAAATGGAGTGCAAAGTAGCACTGTTTCAAACACAGCAACCATAAGTTCTCCAAACAGAGGTTTTGTTGGTGCTCAAAGTTATGATACTAGTCATGCTGACCGAAGTTTTTATGGCTTTATTTGTGATGTTAGAGTTAGTGTTGTAACACGTAGTGTATCATTGCCCACAGCCCCACTAGCTGTAATAGATTCCAACACAAAGCTGTTGCTAAACATGGCAGATGGACAGGCGATTGACCAAGTAGCAAAAAGCAACATTGTTTTAGAAGGCAATGCAGTAACTAGCACAACTCAAAAGAAAATTGGCACAGCATCATTCTATAGTCCCGGTGGTGACGGAGATAAGGGGCTTATTAATACTGCAGGTGGCGCATTATTACCTCCTTATAATTGGACGATAGAGGTGTGGACGTACTGTACAAACTCAGCAGCAAATCAAGTTGTATTTGCTCAAGGTCTTTCTGGCGGTGCAGGGCGGGTTGCTCTTGGTATTGAAGGTAGTGTTTATTTGCTCCAAATAGGTACAGCTAAACCCCAACATAACGCAAGAACTTTAAATCAATGGGTTCATCTTTGCGCTACATATGATGGCACCACTGCTAAGTTATACATAGATGGCACTTTAGCCAGCAGTGGCTCTGTCTCCTATACAACAGCCACCGACCAAAATTTACAAGCAGGCATAGGAAATCTAGGCACTGGTTGGGATACGTCAGCGTACGGAAAATGGTATGGGTATATTGATGAATTAAGAGTGTCACGGTTTATTCGTCACACAGGCAATTTTAGCCCTAATACAGAAGCATTCCCAGACAAAGGACAATAGACATGAAGATAGCAAGATTAGATGGCAGCACCATAGCTGAGATAGCAGAACACAAGTCTCTGTTTCCCAACACTTCCTTTCCTAAAGCTGGACCTGATGCAGATTGGCTTGCAGCTAATAGCTGTGCCGAGGTGGTTGTGTTTCTAGCCTACGATAGTGCCACGCAGAAGAACGAGAGCGTCACGCCTTATTTATCAGACGGCAAAGTATATACACGGCGTGTAACTGATATGACTTCTGAGGAACGTGCTGCTGTAGTCACTGCTGCTAATGCGGAAGTAGCTACTCGTAACAGAGCAGAAAGAGATAAACGTCTAGCTAGTTGTGATTGGGTTGTGACAAAAGCACTAGAAGCTGGTGGCTCTGTACCTAGTGCATGGGTAACTTACCGTACAGCACTACGTGATATTACTACTCACTCTAACTGGCCTAACTTGGCAAGTCCTGACATGGAAGGCAATGGGGGCGATTGGCCTGTGGAACCTAGCTAATGTTAGGTTTTGCCCCACTAGCTAATAACTCCATAGCGGGGTTTGGTAATGTTCCTGTAGATACCGCTGTAACGGGCGTGGCAGGAACAGGGGCTGTTGGAACTGTTGCAGTTAGCGCGGTAGTTACGGTCACAGGACCGTCTGCGGGAACAGCTTCTGTTGGTACAGTTACTTCAACTGGTGACGCCAATGCTAACGTGACGGGTCTTTCGGCTACGGGTTCAGTTGGATCAGTTCTTGTTTGGGGTGAAATCACACCCTCGCAAAATCCAAATTTCTCTGCTATAACTCCCTCACAAACACCGTCTTGGACGAATATCGCGGCATAGGATAATGACATGGCTAGTACATATGTAAACGATCTAAGGTTAGAAGAGATTGGTACTGGCGAAGCGTCTGGTACGTGGGGAACTAAAACCAACGCTAACTTAGAACTTATTGGTGAGGCGTTTTCTTACGGTTCTGAGGCCATAGCAAATGCGTCCACACACACTATTACAATGGCTGACGGCACTTCGGATCAAGCCCGTTCATTCTACCTTAAATGCACTGGCGGCGGTCAAGCCTGTACGGTCACACTGGCACCTAATACTGTGTCCAAGGTTTGGATGATTGAGAACGCTACCAGCGCAACGTTAACTTTCTCTCAAGGATCAGGGGCCAACGTTGCTGTAGCCGCTGGCGAAGTAAAGATGATTGCTACCGATGGCGGTGGTTCTGACGCTATTGTGTACGATCTTCTAACAGACGCTAACTTAGCAGGAACAACGGCTATTGCTGCGTTGAAATTAGGTGGAACGGCTGTAACTGCTACAGCAGACGAATTAAATTATAGTGATACAGGGGCGTCTGTAGGCACTGTGGTTGCAAGTAAAGTCGTGACAGTAGATGCCGACAAAGATGTGTCTAGTTTTAGAAACATAACACTAACTGGAGAGTTAGATGCAGGTTCTTTAGATATAAGTGGTGATGCAGATATTGATGGCACGTTAGAGACAGACGCTTTTTCCATAGCTGGCACTACTGTCTCTGCGACAGCGGCAGAGTTGAACTACAATGACACGGGCGCTGCGGTTGGCACGGTTGTTGCTAGTAAAACGGTCACGGCTGATGCTAACAAGGATGTGGCAAGCCTGCGTAATCTGACGCTTACAGGTGAATTAGACGCGGCAACTTTAGATATTTCTGGTGCGGGTGATATTGACGGCGCTTTAGATGTTGGTGGTGCTTTGACTAACAGTTCTGCCGCAGTAAAGGTTGCGGGTGTAGAAACTATTTACGTTCCAGCGGGTGCAATGGCTCCCAACACTACGAACGGTTGTTCGGGTTTAGATCAAGTAGAACTGTCAAATGGCCCAGAACTTAGAGTGCTGGATTTTGATGCAAGTTCTGACGAAAACGCGCAGTTTACCGTGTGCTTTCCCAAGTCTTGGAACGAGGGAACCATTACGTTTCAAGCGTTTTGGACAGTGACGGGAACGGATGACGGCACCGTAGCTTGGGGTTTGTCTGGTGTTTCTATCGCTGATGATGTTTCTATCAACACGGCGTTTGGAACTAACGTGGTAGCTACAGCGAAAGCATTTAGTGGAACGTCCAACGACATGACTGTTTCTGCGGTAAGCGGCCCCGTTACTGTAGCTAGTGCGGCGGTAGATACGCAGACATACTTTCAGATTATGCGGGACGTATCGGCAGACGATCAAACAGGGGATGCTAGGCTTTTAGGGATAAAACTGTTTTACACGACAGACGCAAAGAATGATGCCTAATGACTTCTTTTGGATATGACATACTAGGATTTGGCGTAGGTGGAAGCGGCACAGTTACGCTGACTTCTACGGCGTTAATAAACAGCCTTAGTAATAGAAGTAATGTTACGACCTCTAGTTTTATACTAACTAATGGCACGTTAATTATACCTGCCAACTTCTGGCTATGGGCCAGTAGTACAGGGACGGCGGCGTTAATTGTAGACACAAAAAACGCAACGATAGAAAATTCTGGAAATATTGTCGGTAAGGGCGGTGGTGGTGCTGGTGGTAATGCTATTAGCATAACCGCTTCAGGAGTTACGATTATTAACAACTCTGGTGCGTATATTGCTGGCGGCGGTGGTGCTGGGGCGCAAGGTAGAAACGGCTCTGCTGGCGCTGGTGCTGGCGGCGGTGGAGGGCCTTCAACACCAAGATTAGGCCAGAGCGGGTTGAGCGGAACTAGTGGGGGTGGTGGCGGCGCGGGTGGTGGCGCAGCAGCGGTATCTTTCGCAGGGGGTCTTACTGGTGGACAAGGTGGTTATATACTCCCCGGATCGGGGGGTAGTGCTGGCAACTCATATTC